ATCCGCTTTGACATGGCACAACTAATCGCCGCGCTCGACAAGCGCATCACTCTGCTTGAAAAGGGCAAATAAATGGACCTTCTTGCTAAATTTGGCCCCCTACTTGGTCAACTGGCCCCGTCCATCGCCACGGCGTTGGGTGGCCCGCTGGCTGGCGTTGCCGTCAAGACCCTGTCCAGCGCCCTCTTTGGGCATGAGGACGGCACCGAGGAGCAGATCTCCGAGGCCATGGCGTCCGCCACGCCCGACCAGCTCGCCGCCATCAAGAAGATCGACGCCGACTTCAAGGTCCAAATGAAGTCCCTCGACATCGACCTTGAGCGCATTGCCGCTGGTGACCGCGACAGCGCCCGGCAGATGCAGCGGGAGACCAAAGATTGGACGCCGAAGGCGTTGGCCTTCTTCATCACGTTCGGCTTCTTCGGGGCGCTGATATGGATCATGGTGTTTGGAATCCCACAGACGGGGACCGAGGTTCTTCTGATGATGCTGGGATCTCTCAGCACTTCATGGACTGGCGTCGTCCAGTTTTATTATGGGTCGTCGGCTGGTTCAAAGGCCAAGAACGACCTCCTTGCGGCAAAGGACAAGTGACATGAGAGAGAATTGGGAATCCTGCTTTGAGATGGTTCTGAAGCACGAGGGCGGCTTTGTAAATAATCCAAAAGATCCAGGTGGGATGACAAACTTGGGCGTTACAAAAGCTGCTTGGGAGTCCTATTGGAAGCGAAGTTCTTCAGAATCAGAGATGCGCAGCTTGACCCCCAATATCGTCAAGCCGTTCTATAAAGCGATGTATTGGGACAAGATCAAGGGCGATGATCTCCCTTCTGGCGCGGATTACGCAGCCTATGACTTGGCTGTTAACTCCGGGGTTGGCCGGGCGGCAAAATACCTTCAAGAGATTGCTGGCGTAACTGCTGACGGCGTAATTGGCCCTAAGTCATTGGAGGCTATCAAAGTTTGTGACCCCCAAGAATTGGCTAATGCTCTTTGCGATAAGCGGCTTGATTTCTTGAAGCGGCTCCCAACTTTTGAAACTTTTGGCAAAGGGTGGAGCCGCCGTGTTGCCGAGGTTAAAGAAAAGGCCATGAGCATGACAACCTAAGGGGAATGATGCTATAGTGAGCGGATCACGGGGTTAGTCATGACCACAGGCCTCACATATTCGCAGTATGTTACCCAGATCGCCACCATGGCGGTCGTGGAGCCAACCGATACTGCGTTCTTGACCATTTTGCCCCAGATGATCACCTACGCCGAGAACCGGATGTACCGTGACATTGACTTCATGTTCACGTCCACGTCCCTGCACGGCGTCAGCTTTGTTCTAACGGCTGGAAACAGGAACTTATCTTTTGACATAAACTTAGCATCAAATTTAGATGCGGCCTCAGGTACATTTGTTGTCAGCGAGCAGATTAATCTTTTGACTGACGCAAGCGGCAACGCCGCTAGTACAACCAATCCAGACGCTTGCGTCCGAGTCCCGCTTCTGCCAACGACAAAAGAATTTCTTGATGCAGTTTATGGCTCGTCTTTGACTGCTAACCGTGGCCAACCCCAGTATTTTGTACCCTTCAACGAGACGTTGTTCTTCGTCGGCCCGGTGCCTGATCAAAACTATCCCGTTGAAGTTGTTGGCACATATAGGCCCAACAGTCTCTCGGCGACGAACACATCGACATTCATTAGCCTTTATTTGCCAGATGTGTTTATCATGGCCTCCATGATCTACATCTCTGCCTATCAGCGTAACTTTGGCCGCGCCAACGACGACCCGCAGATGGCCGTCACCTATGAGAGCCAGTATCAAGCCCTCCTGAAGAGCGCCATTGTTGAAGAGGCTCGAAAGAAGTTTGACTCCGCAGGATGGTCTTCGCAGAGCCCCGCCACTGTTGCTACGCCGACAAGGGGATAACCCATGCCCCATCAAGCGCTCAAGCTTCAGCCAGGCGTCGATCAGAACAAGACGCCCGCGCTCAATGAAGCTGCAATCTCGGAAAGCCAGCTTATCCGGTTCATCCCGGATCGGACTCTTGGCGGATTGGTACAGAAACTGGGTGGCTGGACAAAGTTTTATGCCAACAAGATCGGCTCTACAGTCCGCTGTCTATGGGGATGGGAAGATACCAACTCAAATTCTTATTTGGCCGTTGGCGCGGAGGGCGCATCTCCCATTGCTGTCACAGGCGCGAGTGGCACAGGAACTACGGCTACGTTGACGTTCACGGGCCCGTTCTCTTTTGTCGTTGGGCATTTGATAACAGTCAGCGGTGTAAATCCTAGTGGATATAATGGGACCTATACGATCACTGCAACCACTTCTACTAGCGTGTCTTACGCCAGTGCTACTACGACTCCGTATGTATCTGGAGGGTTGATAACTGGCGGCGGCGGATCGTTGGAAGTCATTATCAGCGGCGGCAGTCAGGACATCACGCCTGAGAAACTTACGGTCAACACAACTGTAAGCTTCAGCACCACATCAGGTAGCGATGTGGTGACCGTTTTTGATACTGGCCGCAATACAAGCGATTTCTGGGTTGTCGACATAAAAACCCAGATCAGCGTTGGCGGTCTCATCCTCTTTGGGCAATATCAAATCTACAATCCGGGTCTAACGGCAAACCAATATAACATTTACGCTACGGATGTTGGCGGCTCTCCTAGCAACGCAACCTTTACTGTCGCTAATGGCGGTTCCGTCTCGTTGTTTACAACTGCTGCTGGACTGCCTCAAGTAAATGTCACCCTCAACAATCATGGATATATTGCGGGTGAAACTTTCCCAATTCTTGTGGCTACTTCTGTTGGCGGAATCACTTTGTACGGGAATTACACTATTGTTAGCATCGCAGATGCCAATAATTTTGTAATCAATGCCACATCAATTCCCACCACAAGCGCTTCCGCATCAGAAAATGGCGGTCAAGTTCAGTTTGTTTATTACAATGGCGTTGGCCCGTTGCCGCCGGGGATTGGGTACGGCATCAGTGGCTATGGATTCTATGGATACGGCGGAACGATTTCTGGCACGAGTGCCCGTGGGGTTCCTATCAACGCAACGGACTGGACCTTAGACAATTGGGGCGCAACCCTGATTGCCAGCCCGCTCAGTGGGCCTGTTTACGCATGGAATCCATCTGCATCAAATGCAGTGGCAAGCATCATCGCTGCTGCGCCACCTGTTAATCTGGGCGTTTTTGTTGCAATGCCCCAGCGTCAGATTATCGCGTGGGGTTCGACATTTACAGGCATTGCAGATCCGTTGTTGATCCGTTGGTGCGATGTCGATAACTACGATCAGTGGGCTGCGTCGATCACAAATCAAGCAGGCTCATACCGAATTCCAAAAGGGTCGCGAATTGTTCAGGGCATTCAGGCCGGTCAGCAGGGTCTGATATGGACTGATCTTGGCGTTTGGGCGATGCAATATGTCGGACTTCCATATGTCTATCAGTTCAATGAGCTTGGGACTGGGTGCGGTTTGATTGGCCGCAAGGCTGCTGGTTCGGTAAACGGAATCGTTTATTGGATGGGCGCAAGCCAGTTTTATAGGCTTTCTGGCAGTGGTGTTGAACCCATTCGTTGCCCCGTTTGGGATGTTGTTTTTCAGGATCTGGATACGACAAATCTTGACCGTATCAGAGTTGCGCCCAACTCTCGCTTTGGCGAAATCACTTGGTATTTCCCCACCATCAGCAATGGCGGTGAAAACTATGGCTACGTCAAATACAACTTTGTTTTGGACCAGTGGGATTACGGGTTCAACTCTGCGTCTAATCCCTATGTGGCGCGGTCTGCGTGGATCAACGAGTCGGTTTTGGGTGCGCCAATTGGCGCAGGCTTAAACCAATACATCTATCAGCATGAAACATCGACGGACGCTGATGGAACAGCTATGAACAGCTACTTCCAAACAGGTTATTTTGCTTTGACGGAAGCCGATGTCAAAAGCTTCATAGATCAGGTTTGGCCTGATATGAAATGGGGTTACTATGATGGTACGCAAGGTGCCAATATCTTGCTGACCTTCTATGTAACTGATTACCCCGGACAAACGCCAACAGCGTATGGCCCCTACACTTTGACGCAAGCAACAACCTACATCACCCCACGATTCCGTGGCCGTTTGGTTGCGATAAGGGTCGAGAGTGATGACATTGGCTCGTTTTGGCGTCTTGGGAATATGCGCTACCGCATTCAGCCCGATGGGAAGTTCTGATGCCAGCATCACTTGACGATATTCTTACAACACAGAAGAACGGCGTCGTTGCTATCAACGGCATCAACCAAACGCTCAGACAGATTGAGGCTGATCTGCCGTGCATTTGCACCAATTTGGCTGCAATTGTCGTTCAGTTAGAAGGTTTAGCCACCAATCTTTATCCATCAACTGTCAGCGCAACAATTCAAGCGTCTACAACGTCCCTTATCATTGCTGGATCAGGCCGTATTTTTGCGGTTTCCATTCCAACTCATTCTGGCTCTGCTCAGATTGAGGTTTATAATTCCGCGACCACAGGCGGCATTGCGGCGACAAACCTGATCTACAAATCACTGCCATCAAATGCTTCTTCATTTACGCCCTATGAGACGGTCAACCTTGCCTACACAAATGGCATAGTCATCAAAACAGATGCTGGCATTACATGCTGCATCGCTTACACTCCCGCTCCATGAGGACGCCATGCCACTAGCCAAAGGTTCCTCGCAAAAGACAATCAGTTCTAATATCAGCGAGCTTGTCCATACAGGCAAGTATCCGCAAAAACAGGCTATCGCGATTGCTCTTAGCGAATCGCGCAAGAAAAGAGCTGCTGGTGGAACCATGACAAAAACTGTCACCGCGCCAAAGATGAGTGGCATCAAGCCTCATATTGGCCCAATCCATAGCGCTGTGGCTGGGCGCACAGACCATCTTCCCATGCATGTACCATCAGGATCTTACGTAATCCCAGCAGACATAATCTCGGCTATGGGCGAAGGGAATACCATGGCTGGGTTCAAGATTATGAACGACATTACTAAGATGTACGGCGGTTTACCCAAGGCTTTTGCTGGCGGGGGCATGGCTGGTGAACATGTCCCAATTGTTGCTGCTGGCGGGGAATATGTTATTCCTCCTGAAGTGGTGGTTAATATTGGTGGCGGCAATATGGATAGCGGCCACACAGAATTGGATGATTTCGTAAAAAAGATGCGGGCTAAGACGGTAAAAACGCTTAAGGCGTTGCCTGGGCCGAAGAAGAACTAGGGGGTAGTTCATGTCTGATGACTTTGGGGTAAGAATTGGAACGCCGGAAGATGTCCATCCCATGATGGACTTAGCGCTCCAGGCTTGTGAAGAAAATGGGTTCGTGGACCCAAATCCTCAAAAGCTTTTAGCTGAGATCTGGCCAGCTCTTAACCTTGATCACGGCCTTGTAGGAATTATTCAAGATGGCGGCGGGGAACTTGAGGGAGCTATCCTTCTCAGGGTGGGGCCGATGTGGTATTCTGACGCCAATGTCTTGGAAGAGCGCGCTATTTTCATTCATCCAAACTACCGTAGTGCAAAAGGGGGTAGAGCCCGTCGCCTGTGTGAGTTCTCCAAAAAGACTGCTGATACTTTGGGGATCCCGCTGATGATTGGGGTTTTGTCGAACCACCGGACGGAAGCTAAAGTCCGTCTGTATGAGCGTCAATTTGGGAAGCCAAGTGGCGCGTTTTTCCTGTATAATGCGCGCACTGGCGCATTTAAGGCGGCTGCGGAGTAGACAATATGGGCGGTGGCGGCAAAGGTGGTACCACCACACAGACAGTATCTATTCCGCCAGAAGTTTTGGCGCGGTATAACGCTGTCAATGCCAGGGCTGAAGAAACGGCAAAACAGCCTTTTCAGCAATATGGCGGTGAATTTGTTGCCCCGCTGACTCCTACGCAGACCGCTGGCATCCAAGGCACCAACGTCGCTGCTAGCCAAGCGCAGCCTTATTTTAATGCCGCAACTCAAGGCCTTTTGGGCGCTCAGCAGGGCGGCGCTAACTACATTGGCGCGGCCACTAATGCCGCATTGGCTGGGGCAATGCCAGTCAATCCGGGCGGTCTTCAGGTTGGCCGCTACATGAACCCATTTACCCAAAGCGTTGTTGGAGCAACCCAAGCCGCTATGGGTCAGCAGTTTGGTCAGCAACAGGCTCAGCAGCAAGCTGAAGCTATTCGCGCTGGCGCTTTTGGCGGTGATCGTTCTGGTTTGCAGCGCCAAGCATTGCGTGGTCAGCAGGCTCTTGCAGGGGCCCAGGCCATTGCCCCCCTTTATCAGCAGGGTTACCAGCAGGCGCTTCAGACAGCGCAGCAGCAACAGGGCGTTGGCCTTGGCGCGGCTCAAGCAAATCGTCAGGCAATTCAACAGCTTAGCCAGCAACTTGGTGGCCTTGGACAACAGGGCTACACAATGGGCGCTGGCGCTTCTCAGCAACTTGCCGGTCTTGGCACTGGTGCGCAGCAGGCTGCTTTGCAGGGTTCGCAGGCGCAGTTGGCGGCTGGTCAAATTGCTCAGCAGACTCAGCAGGCGCAAGATACCGCTCAGTATCAACAGTTTTTGCAAGAGCGTGGCTATCCATTCCAAGTGGCTCAGTTCTTGGCGAACATTGCCATGGGCACTGGCGCGCTGTCTGGTTCGACAACGACGACGCAACAGCCTGGCGGGTTCTTCTCTGATAAGCGCCTCAAGGATGATGTTAGAGAGATCGGCGAGACCCATGATGGTCAGCCAATCTACAGCTATAAGTACAAGGGTGATGACCGCACCCAGATCGGTCTTATGGCGCAGGATGTCGAGAAGAAGCATCCTGAGGCTGTTGGCCTCATGGGCGGTTACAAGACCGTTGACTATAAGAAGGCTACCGAAGACTCAGAGCGCTCCCATAAAGATATGGGCGGTGGCTTGGTGCCTGATGGTTATGACTACAGCTCCATGGGCGGCGCAGTCACCTCAGACATGGCTGGCGAAGGCTTTGAGCGCGGCGGCTATGTTGGCGGGGGCCTTGTCGGCAACGATGACTGGGCTCAGATCATTGCGGCCAACAAGCAGGCTCTTGGCGTCTACGGCGGTCAGCAACCTATGGGTGGCGGCGCGCCGGGCGCAATGGGTGGCCTAAACATCCCCACATCTATGGCAACGCCCAAACTCATTACCGCTGGCGCGGCACCTAAACAGCAGCCTTCTGGTATGTCTAGCGCTATGCAAACCGGCAAGGATATTGCTGGAATTTATAAAAGCGGCAAAGAAACTGTCGCCGATCTTGGGAAAGCCAAAGATTGGCTTAAGGAGAATATTTTTGCTGCCCATGGTGGCTTCATTGTTCCCCGCCACGCATATGCTGATGGCGGCAGTGAAGACAGCCAAGGTGAAGAGGCTGTGCCCTATGATCCTAGCGATGTCATGGGCGGCAAGGATCCTATGGAGGGCGTACTCAAGGCCGGGTCTCAGAAGCATGAGATGTTGAAGCCTGCTAATGCCCCTGGCGGAAGCGGTGGCGGATCAGGGCTTGGCCTTGGAAAATTGGCTGGCTCTGCAATAGGATCTGCTTTTGGCCCACTTGGATCAATGGCTGGTGGTTTCCTTGGCGGCTTGCTCCCGTTTGCTGAAGGCGGTCTTGTCCCGCGCCAAGGGTATGACGAGGGCGGTCCAGCAGAGCCTCCGTCTCTCGACAAGGACCCAACGCTTGGGCTCATTTCCAAATTTGAAGGGTTCCGCGAGCGCCCATACTGGGATGTTAACGCGCTTCGTACTGGGTTTGGATCCGACACAATAACGCTCCCCAATGGAACTGTGCAGCGTGTTAATGAGGATACTCGGGTTTCTGTAGAAGATGCGAAGCGAGATCTTGCGCGCCGTACCGCAGAGTTTCAGGGCCACATTAAAGGCGCTGTTGGTGATGAATCTTGGGGCAAACTTGATCCCAATTCTCAAGCGGCACTGACTTCTGTAACCTATAACTATGGCCGTCTTCCCAAGTCCGTTGTGGAGGCTGTAAAATCAGGCGACAGAGCATCAATTGGGGCTGCGGTTAACGCTCTTGGCGTACATAATGAAGGCGTCAATGCGCGCCGTCGTGCAGAAGAGGCGTCTCTTATTGATCCTGAAGGCAAATATATGATGTCTTCAGCAGCACCTCGTCCACCGGGGCTTGTTGGTGGTGGCTTGCAGGCATCTGCGGCTCCTACACCTTCTGGCGCGGGAGAGAAGAAGGGCCTTGGTGACATCGTTACCTCTGAGGGCTTCATTGTCCCCGCACTCGGCTTCCTCGGCTCTATGCTAGCGTCCAATAAGCCCAATCTTGGTCAAGCCCTTGGCGAAGGCATCATGGGCGGCGTTGGCGCTTACCAGACCCAGAAGAAGCAGACTGCTGAGCTTGCAAAAGGTGTTTTGGACATTGTTAAGGATCGGTTTCATCTTTCAACTGATCCAAAAACCGGGCAGACAGTTTACTTCAATAAAGCAACTGGGATGCCGATTTCCGCTGGCCAGTATGCCCAAGCTGTTGGCGGCATCGCAGATTCTCTGGGTGTCCCCCGTGGCATCCTTGGTATTCCTACAACAGGTATTGATCTTCCCAGCATTAGCGGTGGTCCAACAAAGCCTGGTGAGTTCTCTCGCCCTGGCGTGACGGCTAAGCCTGGTGAGGAGGCAAAGCCGGGGGAAGCTGCGCCTAAAGAACAAAAAATTGCAGGAACTGTTGACGAAGCAGATCTCCGCAAATTGTCACCAACCCAGTTGATGGAGTTTGCGCGCAAAAACAAGGAACAATTTGGCCTTGTTAAAGATCGCGATCCAGATGCCATGCAAGAGCGCATCGACGCCTATCGCAGAACTGCCCGGTCAGCTACCTTGGCGGGGAATACGGCGGAAGCTGCCACTAACGATAAATTGGCTCAGGACGAGCAGAAGCGCATGGACGATTATCTCCGCGATGCCGTTAAAATCCATGTTATGAATAACGAAGAGCTGACAAAATCAAATGTTCAAAGCTCTCAAAAGTACATGGATGATGTCATCACGCGGATGGGAAATTACGACAACGCTCGTGGTTCTTTGAAAAGGTTGGCAGACATCTATAGCCGTTATGAGCCTAATCGCGCTGCTGAGATTAAGGCTAATATTGGCGACTGGGCTAATCAATTTGGCATTAATCTTGGGCCAAACTTTGAAGCTGCCGCGCCAGATGAGGCAATTAAGATTGCTACAGCGCAGGCTATTTCTGCGGCTGGCGCAAGCCAACTTGGCCGTGCGCCTAAGGTTGTTCTTGAAAATGAGCTTAGAACTGTTCCGTCTCCAAGGCTCGCCCCTGGTGCAATCTATTCGATCATTGGTCGCACTATCGGCGAGATCGATTACGCTAATGCTCGCGACCGTGCTTATGCAGAAAAAGGTACTGGCACTGAAGTTCCAAAGTTCCTTAGCGACTTTACGCGCCGTGAGAAACCAACCACATATATTGGCAACGCTTTTGCCGAAATACCTGTTGTTAAGGGTATGAAGCGTGAAGAGATTGATAGCCTTATGAAGAGCTACAAATTCACGCCGAGGCAAGAGGCTGAAGCAGCGGCACAGGTTGGGGCTGCGCCTGCGGTTCCGTCAGCACCGGCTGCTGGAACGGTTCTTCAGGGCTATAGATTCAATGGCGGAAATCCCGCAGATCAAAGCAACTGGACAAAGGTGCAGTAATGGCTGGACCGTGGGAACAGTTTCAAGCGCCTGCTGCTGCGGAAGCGCCTCCGGCCAAAGAGGGGCCATGGTCTCAGTTTGCTGAAAAGCCAGTTGCTATAACTTCAGGTGAAAAGCAGGCTGAAGCCGACAAGGCGCTTGTCGCAAAAGAGGCTGGCGTTGTTCCTGGCGCGGTCAAGGCTGGCTTGTACTCTGCTGCCAATGTTGCTGGCATGAATGTCCCATCTCATGCTGTTGCGGCATACGAGTCTGTCTCCAAGAGCAAGCCTTATTGGGAAGCCTACAAAGAACAAAAGAAATACGAAGAGGCTCTTGAGCGCCAATATCCAACGGCGTCAAAGGTTGGAACTGGCGTTGGGCTTGTTGGTGGTCTTGCTGTGCCCCTTGGCCCTGCTGCCAAGATTGCCACGTATGGGGCAAAGGCGGCTGCGCCTGTCCTTGGACGGATTGGTGGGGAAGCGGCTGGGAGCGCTCTGTTGGGCGGAACGCTTTCCGGGGCGTCGTCCTTAATTGAAAGCCAAGATCTAGAAAAAGCAGCGAAAGACGCAGCTATTGGCGCGGGCGCGGGTGCTGTTCTCGGTCCTGCGGCCAATGCTATAGCGGCCCGGTTCGCTGGCAAAGCGCCCGTGATTGACAAGGCCACCGGTAATTTGACCCAAGAAGCCATTGATGTCGGCGAGCGTGTTCTCGGTCGCAAAATGACACCTGAAGACATTACTGCGCTCCAACCGCAGCTCGAAAGCGTCATGGGCAAGAAGGGCGTCTCCCAAGAAGCCTTTAAGGAGGCATTGCTTAAGGAGCAGGGGATTGAGCCATCTCGCAGCTTGGTAACTGGTCGCAAGGCTCCTGCTGCTGCTGAAGATGTTGCGGCTGAAGCCAAGGCAGTTGCTGGCGAAAAACTGACGCAGCAGGCAGAAAAGCTTGGCGGACCACGGCCTCCTGTAAATGCTGTTGCGCAAGAGCTTCATGCAGATCTGACAACTCGCCAGGCTGCTGCTAAAGCGCAGTATGATGCAACATTTAGCCACCCAGGATATTTTGCGGAAGATATCCAAGACAATGTAATGAGGAACATTGGCCGCGCCTTGGCGGCAAACAAGGTTCCCTCAAACATTGACAAGCTTAGCTTGGTCCCCAAGCAATATGGAGATACGGCTACAGCGTTCAAGCTTGTCGAGAACACGCTTGCCTCTGGACAAATGCCCTTTGGTCAAAAGCTTGACATGCACAATCTTGAATCAATTCACAAGGAACTGAATCAGCTTTGGTCAAAGGCCTCTACAACCGATAGGCGTGGAATTGACGCAATCAAACAAGGGTACATGAAAACCCTTGAAGATGCAGTCAATAACGGTCTTTTCTATGGGAACGGAGCCCAAGTCATAGCTGACATGAAAAAAGCTAGAGCTTTGCATTCAGATCTTATGTCAACATACATGACTGGCAAGGCTTTAGAAGACAAGGCGCTAAAAACGGCCATCAGTAGCTTCGTAGACTCTACCGGCAAGATAACCCCCAATCTTGATGCTGCGGCAGCGCAAACTGCGCAGGCTGCAATCAATCTTAAGTTGTTGAACAATGCCGCTGGCACATCGTTTTACAACAAGCTGGAAAAAACACTTGGGCCGCAGTCTGCTGGCATGGATGCGGTCAACAAGTACATCCGTACCTACGCCTTTGACACGAAGGGCGATCTATCAAAGCTTCCTGGTCAAATAGAGAAGTTCTTGCAGCCCAACAACATGGCGATTGCGAGCAAAGTCTTCTCAAAAGAAGAGCTTGCGCAGATGCGCCGTTTGGCCGACACGGCGAAGATCATCAATGCCAAGCAGCTTCCTAATGACCAGAAAACTGGGTTGCTTATGAGCGCGCTACAGAAAGTTGCTCCTGGCATCGTCAGCGCCATATCGGCAGCTTTCCATGGGCCTGTTGGAGCGTTCACGGGAACGGTGGCGGGCGAGACTGCACTGCGCGGGCTTCAGGGGATTGGCCGTTCCAAAGCTGTGAGATCTGAAGAGTTTGGTGCGCCCGTTGTCCGCCCGGAACAGAATGTTCTTGCGCCCGTGAGGAACCCAGCAGCCATGTATCCGGCTGAAACGGAAACTGGCTATGGTGACGCTCGCCCGCTAACGATCTATGGCCCAGGCAACCGCCAAGGTCGTAAATCTGGTGGCCGTGTCTCAGATAAGCTGGTGACCATGGTTGACCGCGCCAGGAAGAACATCAACAATCAGACCGAGGGCCTTCTCAGCACCCATGATAACCACGTGGCGCGGGCGCTAGAGATTGCCAACCAGAATCTTGAGGGCTGAAAATGACCGTCACTTTTAGCACGAACAAGGACCTTCTGCTGCCCGGTAACGGCGACTACGTCAACACATGGAACATTCCAGTCAACGGGGATATGTCTATCATTGACGCAGCTTTTGGTGGGACAACCAACCTAAATGCTACTTCTGGCTCAGTCACGCTTTTGAATGTACAATATCAAAAGCTGATTCTGAACGTGACTGGCTCCATCGCGGCAGATGTGACCTACACAATTCCGTCCGGTGTTGGCGGTCAGTGGGTTGTGCGTAATGCCACAACAGGCAACCAGAACATCGTCATAGCTTCTGGTGGCGCTGGAGCGTCCGCTACTGTTCTTCCGGGCCTTGTGGTAACTGTCGCTTGTGATGGGACGAACTGCTATGTAGTAACGGCAAGCATCGCCCCTACTGGCGGGGGGGTGAACCAAGCCTTTTATCTTAATGACATAACCGTCACTACAGACTACACTATCCCGACAGGAAAGAACGCTGGCACATTTGGTCCCGTGACGATCAATAGCGGCATAACGGTCACAATCCCCTCTGGCAGTTATTGGAGCATTGTCTGATGCCCGTATCAATTAAAGGAACTGGCGGCGGCTCTGTAACCATTTCTTCTGGTTCGGCTGCTTCTGACACGACTCTCACGCTCCCTAATGTGACCGGGACGCTCTTGCAGTCTGGCACAGCCGTCACGGTAACGCAGGGCGGCACTGGCGTATCATCTTTGACCGCCAACAATGTGCTTTTAGGAAATGGGGCAAGCGCTGTTCAGTTTGTTGCGCCCGGCAACTCTGGAAATGTTTTGACGAGTAACGGAACAACATGGGCGAGCACCGCTGGTGTAAACTCTATTGTTGCGGGAACTAATGTTACGGTCTCCGGTTCTACAGGGGCAGTGACGATCAATGCTACCGTTCCTGCGCAGGCGAGCACTTGGACTGATGTGACCGGTTCGCGTGCATTTGGAACTACCTACACAAACTCTACCGGAAAAACGATCACGGCGATGCTGTCAATAACTTGGCCTGTAGGCGGCACGGGTAGCTACCAAGTTTATGTTGGCTCTGTTCAGATAGCTGGTGGTGGTGGAATGTCGAATTACAACAGTGAATTTTATAAAACTGTCGATGTCATCTCGTTCCCCATCCCGACTGGCGCAACATACCGCGTAGCTGCTTCAGGCCCAACATTGACTATCTGGGCTGAATTTTCATGATCGCAAAGCGTCTGCCGAATACTCAATAAAGGACCGCTTCTATGTCAACGCTCAAGTCAATCAACGTCATTCACCCATCTGGCTCAACGAACAACATTGTCAATGATGCCAGCGGCAATGTGACGATTGGCAACAATCTGACGGTGACGGGCAGCACGAATCTTGGATCGTCTATTGTTGTTTCCACCGTCACTGGCGGAACCGGGGCTTCTTCTACGCTGACGTTGAAGTCAACATCCGGCGTTGGCACAAGCGATAGCATTCTGCTCAAAGTGGGCAATAACGGCGCTACGACCGCCATGACGGTCGATACCTCAGGGAACGTAGGAATTGGGACGGCTTCCTTTGGCAGCAACAAGTTCGTCGTCTCTGGAGGCAATGCGTCATTTGTCAGCGGCTTGACGGTCAACACGGGCCGCACAGTTTCCGGTGGCACTGGTGGTTCCGTACTTGCGTCTAATGGCATCAACAATGACTTCGTAAGCAATGGCCGTAATTCGTCTGCTGCTTTGCCTTCTGGGTCCAGCACTGTCCGTGTTGCGCCAGTAGCCTCTACCGCCGGATTGAGTATCGTTGGTGATGTTGGTCAAAGCGAGAATTACCTGAACGTCTACGACAATTCGTTCAACACGATCTTCAACGTCACTGCGGGCGGCAGCGTCGGAATTGGAACAAACAGCCCAACGCAGAAACTTGACGTTTATACGGGCTCTGCTGCATATGCCACTATCACTGCAAGGAACACTGTCTCTGGCCTCAATCTAGCCGTAGCTGGCACTGGCTCTGCTCAGATCGTTCAGACGGGCGCGTACAATCTGGACTTTGCAACCAACAATACGATCCAGATGTACATCGACTATCTAGGCAAGCTTTACTGCAATGGTGTTTATACCAACACTGTTGGCGCGACTAACCGAGATGTGTACGTCGATAACACTGGATTGCTTGGCTACGTCAGCTCTGTTCAGGCAAGCAAGACAAACATCTCAGACATTACGGATGCCTCTTGGCTTTTGAGCCTTAATCCGGTTGAGTTCAATCGTCGTAAGAAAGACGAAGACGGGAACTACACGGACGAGGCATATGACGAGACTGAGTATGGTCTCATTGCTGAAGCGGTGGAGCAGGTCAACGATAAGCTCTGTTTCTATGATGATGTAGATGGTGTTCGCGAGTTGCGTGGAGTCCACTACAGCAAGCTTGTCACGCCAATGCTAAAGCTCATACAAGAGCTATCAGCTAAGAACGATGCACTTGAGGTTCGATTGGCCGCGCTAGAAGCTAAATGAAAGACCCCAGCCGGTTAGGGCTGGGGCAAGTAGGCGTTTCGACAATTCACGGGGCTGGGCCTACAAGCGCCTGACGCATAACTATCGCCGCATGTAAGCCAAGGACCATTCCTTGACTCAATCAGTGTGCCACACTTTGTATTAGCTTCAAGCAGAAGATCGGCCAAAAGTGATATTTTTTTCTGCGCGTATGTCTTGGTTGCGCCATGACCAGCATTCCCCATCATCTTGGAACACAACCCAGATAAGGTCTGCCTCAACGCCATAGTCGATCAGCACATGGGCTATGCCTTTGCCCTTTGGAGTTACCACTGGAATTGCTGGGTTAAGCTGTAGCATCATCTTTTTTGCTCCTGGGTGGTTCCATCGACATTGGATTGAGATCTTCTTCAGGTACGCGCCAAACAGTTGTCTTATTGTTCACCCATGGTGCCAGATACTTGTCTTGCTTGGCATCCGCGCCACGAAGCCAGCCGCAGACCCTGTAGTTTGGCGAGCATCCTTTGACGAGGTAGTAGAAGTAGTTTGGATTGTCTTTCGGGTAGATCAGAAGGCCGTAGTCTTCCCGGTTAGTGGTGCGGACGCCTATGTCTTCACCGAGATCCGGCTTGCCGTAGGTGTTAATACCGCCAGGAAAGTGGATGTTCAAAACTTTGGCTACACACACTTCTCCCATCGCGCCCTCAATGTGCGATGTCAGAGGTGTCATCTTCTCCCCTGTAAAACCCTCAGAATACTCAGATCCCCTTTGGTCAGAGGCATATTGCCGGATGGTGCCAGCGTTAGACGCACTCAACATCTCAGGAAGATTAAGTTTTACTTTCATTCTTGATGGTCCTTACAAGGGTGTAGTAGCACAACTTCGCATGCCCTTCGCAGTAAGACCCGCGCTCCTTTGGTTGCCCACAGAACAAGAAGTCCTTCACGCTTCCGCTATTGATGACATACCGACACGACCGTGATGTCAGTTGCTCGAACCTCAGTGGCTCACCCACTGGCGCGGGCACTTCCTTGTGAAAGACAAAGTTAACAGCGTTACCCACGGGCTCTGCGTTTACCTTTGCCAAGGGTATGAGCTTGTCTTCTATCTTGTATAGGCTTACCTCTGGAGGCTTCTGTTTTGTCAATTCTGGAGAGCGGCCAGCATTAGCTTTCCTTGATTGCTCTTTGATGATGAACAATCGCTCATCGACGTTCCTCTTCTCTATGCGGCCAGATATCTTAAAGCGATGGAGCTTACCCGCAATTGTGTTGCGGGTGAGCCCTAGTTCGTTAGCTATGTGCTTGGCTGTGTGCCCCTTCTGCCATAACTCAATCATCTTTTCATCTATGTCTTCCATCACCTGAACTCACCTACAGGCTCTTCTGCCGGTACTGTTACGGCCATGTGAACAGCCTTCTCAAGGTCATAGGGATCCTTCTCTTCGGTAATCAACTCACCGGCAAAGGCCATATAGTTGACCCCATCAATGTAGTGGTCAGGATTCTTTCGATCACTGCTGAGCCGCGACAGCTTTACAGCATGCAAGACCAAGGCAACATCGTGGGCCGTCAAATGGATGCCGGTGATGAGGGTTGCAATCTGAGCCACGTTTTCCATACCCACGCGCATGTCTCCATACTTTGGGTTTCTCTCATTGAAGACTTCTGCTGCGTTTCTCATGATGTCGTAGTAGTTCATGGGTATCCCCTTTGATTAAAAGTTGCGGGTGGCTGGACGCTTAAAGGTACGCTTCTGAACGTCTGCATCTTTGTCGGTATCGAAGTCTATGAACTCTTGTGCTTTACCGATCCAGTGCGTGTTGACGATGATCTCGCCGCGATCTTGGAACCATATTTCTCCATCTTGGCCTTGGCGACGATAGAACATGCGGAAGATGATGAACTCTTGCTTGTTCAAGAGGGCGCACATCTCCTCCTGAGAATTTACAGGATGCTCTAACGTTAGCTGGTGGGTATCCATGCCATTGATGCTTGGCATGTTCATTGTGACTAAGAATCGCATGTTTCATCGCCTTTGTTGCGCAAAACCACTGTTCCATCCATTCGCTTCTTCCAACGTGAAAGACGCCCGCCTGGCAGTGGGGACTTAGATCTTGTAGCTCCGATGTGTTTTTGGTGCTTTCTGCGCACCTTGGCAATCAGGGGCATATCAACAGTGCTAGTATGAACCCGGTGACACTTCCTATGAGCAACCAGCCAATTGCTTGCATCATCTCGCCCACCAGCTTCAAGAGGAATCTCATGGCTTACATCCCATTCCTGGCCGGGCAACACCTTCATGCTGCACAAATGGCACTGGCCATCATGTCGCATGAAAATGTCTGCCCTCATCTTGGTTGTTATGCGAACGCGCTTCATCAGTGAACCGGCTCATCGTCATCTTTGCCATAGTAATAAGAATCAATGCTGTTTATCACGTTGTTTATGAACGTAGCAGCCATAGCCTTTGCTATAACCGGCCCTTGGTCTTGGCTCAGAACCATCTTCAAGAAGACAAAATTGATGACCGCATTCGCTGTTGGCGGCTCAATCTTTTGGAGGATCTTCTCAATCTTCTCAGATGTTTTGACCATGATGTCTGCGGCGTCTTGTAGGTTTTCCATTAGAGCCTCATTTCTGCGCGTTTTGACGCCTCTAGTGATTGCCATTCATTAAATTTCATGCGGATGTATTCAAGCTTCACCTTAAGGAACGCTGCCTTCTCGCGAGCTTTCACCATGTTGGTGACAAACTCACTCCATTCTGGCGAAGCTTTTGTCTGCATCTCAGCGCGGCTGACCGGCATGTCGCCCAGAGCGAGCATCATGCGGGCCAGCACAGCGCTTTTGGTTTCCTCAAGAAGAGACGCAGCGGAATCAGCATCCACATATGCTTTCGCGACAACTCGATACTGTTCAGAAAGCGGTAGATTGCTGTCCATGTGTCACCTCAAAAAGGAATTGTGTCCTCGTCTACATCAACCGGCTTTGCTGCCTGGCGCTGACCGCCAGTTGGGTTCTTCGGGCTAACCGCGAAGCTAATCCATTTCTCGCCGTTCTTGTCTGTCTTTGACCAAGCGCTGACCCAGTACTCGACGCCGCCGATTAGGGCGTTGCCCGTCAGAGGTGGCGACTTCTCGTTCTTAGGGTTCTTGTTCTTGAAGATAGCCCCGCTGTTATCTTTCTGCTCAAACGCCATCAGTCTTCTCCTTCAGTTGAGCGATCTTGCTCTCCAGTTCATTGAGAAAATTCACAACTTCACGCTCAAGCTCGGCGATAGCGGCGTTGTCGCGATCTACGCGCTTGATGAAGAGCTGCATCTTCTCTGGCATGCGGGGGTCATAGGACACGAAATCGCACCACTTGCGACCTGTGCAGGCCATCTGCCACTGCATCTGAGTGACATAGCGGCCAGGCACGGATTGCCCCAAAAGGGTGTCGATATGCGTGGCGGTTATTGGACATTTGATCTCGACAAGCCCATCGTCACCGATGAGCCCGTCTGGAGATGCCCCCGCCATAGGGATTGCGTTGTGGGGAGCGAAGCCAAGCTCAATCACAAGAGAGCCAGTAGCCCCCTCATAAGCTGATCTAGCTTGTGGCTCGACCTCGACTCCCCACAACATTGCTGCGTTTGTATAGGATGCCCCCTGCATCCCAGTCAGACGCTCGCAAATCAATTCAGCCATATAGTTCATGCGGCTGGTGCTATAACCGGTCTTGGTCTTGGCGACGATGTCTGCAACACGAGACGCCGTCACCTTGCCGAGTCGAGCCGCATACCATTCAGGTGAGCGCTGATCCATCACGCCACCACTTTCTTAGGACGACCGGGCTTGCGCTTCGCAGGCGCAACAATAGCCTTCTTGGTCACCTTTGGAAGATCGCCGCGAATCATTTTCACGCTTTTAACAATCGGCAAATCCGGGGCCTTGGGTGCCTTGGCAGCCTTCTTCAAGTCGGCAACTTGGCCCTCCAATTCAATGCGAAAACTCCGCTCCTCATTGTAATGATCAACCAGCTCTTCAAACTGATCAATTTTGGCCTTAAGCTTATGTATCAAGGCGTCGATGATGATTTCATTGTTGTCGGAGAAATAGAGATTCATGTCGTCCATTATTCTGCGTCCTTCTTGTTTGATACAACTGCGATTGCGATAGCCTTGAGGTCTTTCAGGGCTTCTGGGGTTAAGAGCTTGCGCTCATCTGCATCCAGCCCCCGCCAGAAAGCATTGAGGGCGTCCATGCCCTTCTCAGCCTCCTTCTTGGCGCGAACAGCCATCTCACGGACAACCTTAGGATCAGGCTCCGCAACCGGCTTAGCTGTCTGGGCAGCATTGCCGTCATCATCATCTGCCGCCAAATTGGCGATGGACATGAGGGCGTAGCGGCGGGCATAGGAGATCCCGCTGCCGATGGGGTGTGGCTCATGCTTCACGGGCATGAACAACGTCTCAGCCATGAACTCCCCAGATGAATGGAGAAGCATGGTTTCGACCTCAACCCCGCCAGGAACCGTGCGGGGGAACTGCACCACCGACAATCCGTTGTCAGCGAAGGGCTGACGGACAGCGGCGCGCACTGACGCCAGATCGGCGTACTTTGACTTGTAGAAGTCGTTCTTGCTGGACTTGGTAGCGTCCTCGATCTGCCCTTGGGCGATGGCGAGCGCGGTAGCAAGCTGATCAATTGTGTCAGACATTTTCATTGCGGTTTTCCTTATTCCCACATGCCTTCACGGGCGCATTCGTCAAAGATGTCATCCATTAGCTTCTTGTCGTTATGGAGGAATCTGCGGATATCTTCATCAGTCCGCGAATTATCCTTGTCGCTGAGATCATAATAGTGATCGACAGAGCGACCGGTCTCTGGGCTCGTCACCTTTAAGTGAAAGGCGTGGATGTAGGGAGCCTCATCGATCATGTCGATCTCAATCTCCAAGGTACCACTGATCATCACATGGTCAGGCAGTTCGTAGTCTTCTAGATTGTAGTTGATTGGCACTAAGTTCATTTGTCTCTCCCGTTGTAGGGTGTCTCTTTCTCGCATGCCCCCTGATTCGTGTCAACAAACAATTTGACTTATGTTGAAAATAGTCCATAATGCACAACATGACAAGGAAACGAACCCCAGAATTGAACAGCGTCATCCTGCACTATGGGTCTCTCAAGACCCTGGCGGGGGAGCTAGGTCTTACCCTCCAGGCAGTCTCTAAGTGGGACAGAGTGCCGTTCAAACATTTGTCGCGTATATCTAGAGAGACGGGCGTTCCCCGCCAGACATTGAGGCCTGATCTGTACGAGGACTGACATGAACGACAAGCAGCCCCCCAGCCGAATCAGAGTGAAGATGTTCTGGGATCTTGGCTATGACAGCTATGAAATAGCCAAAATAATAAAGAACTCAGAGGCAAATGTTTGTCGCGTAATCGCAAAAATGCTTGATGAAAGATACATGACGGAGAGAATCAGTGATCAAAATCATTATCCCGCTCCCGCCAAGTGTTAACCGCCTATGGAGAACGACCGCAACAGGAGGGATGTACAGATCCAAGGAGTACACGGCATGGAGGAAAACTGCCGTACTGAACGCCCTGCTCCAGTCTGGGCGGAAGAAGATCGACGGATCCTACAAGCTTACCTTAGAAGCTGTGAGACCCGACAAAAGAAAACGCGACCTAGACAATTTACTAAAAGCAGCCAGCGATTGCCTAGTTGAAGCTGGCATCATAGACGACAGTAAATGTGAACACATCGAAGCTCGCTGGGTGCAGAGCGAGAACTCCTGCACACTGATAGTACAGGAAATAGACAAAACAACGGAATAGGTGAGAATATGAACAAAGCAGACATCGCACTGGTCAAGATAGAACAAGCCTTCGCCAAAATCACAGCCGCATTTGATCAACGGATCGCACGGCTTATGAAATCTGAAGAGAAGCGCATTGCGCTAGCTGTCTCAGATCGCAAGCGCAAGCGAACAGCTCGCCGCAAAGAGCTTGAAGCGAACGGCGAGAAGATACCCAAGTATCTGCTTGAGGATGATGAGAAGCACCTGAAGTCGATCTTTGATATCCCGCGCTACATCACAGACGCCTATGAGCGGTCATATGCCTTGTCTGTGGTTCTCGACATCAACAACCTGAAGACAAACATTCAGGAGTACTGCGAGTTCCTGGCGCGGCTTAAGGACAGCGATAATCCGACTCTGCATGATTCGGCCTATGAGCTTCTCCCAAGAGCCCAGAAGCTTTTATCATTGCTCCACATCCACAGGGCGCACCCAGATGATGCAATCAAAAGAGCCAATGCTATCATAAACTCACAATGAACCATGGGAGATCAGCATGCGTCTCAACATTCACCCAGGCATAGCTCATGACGTTAAGGAGACCGCTTCCCACGTCGGGATGGCGCACTTTGCATTAACTGGACCGCCAGGCACGTTCTGTAGCCAGTGTGACTATAGGTCAAAGGGTGGCTGCGCCAAGTTTGTTCAAATGACTAGGGACAAGCTAAGAATGTTCCCATCTGAAACACCATCTTGCAAGTACTTCACCCCCAAGCAGCTTCAACTGGATCCTATACGCGATGACGAGTGATGCAGAAACTATCCGGGGTCTGCGGATGAAAGTCGCGCTTCTTGAGTTGGAGCTGAACAAGGTTAACCAAGAGGAGGTGCAAGCTAGCTTGGCGTTTGCAGGCGTCCTGACAAAGCTTGAACTGGTTCTCTTGCTTGGGATCTCCAAGAGGGAAGTTGCCCAATGGTCATATCTCGACAACATCACGGAGCAGAATGGCAAGTATGATCGCCACAGTGGCGAGATGCATCAGACGCTGCGGACCAAGGTAGCTGTGTGGAAGATGCGCAAGAAGCTGAAGCCCTATAGCATTGAGATCAAAACATGGCGCGGCATCGGCTACTATCTGGATGAAGCTGACAAAGCAAAGTTAAAGCAACTGATGGAGAAGAAAGATGGATGACGCCCCCGACTCCATGCTCGTCCACTGCGGCTGGTGCCGTCACGAATGGTTTGCCTTTAAGTTGCCAATGCCAATCTTTGAGGCGGCAGAACTTGCAGAAAAGATGCGCTGCCCTGAATGCGACAGGCCAAGCAGCGAAATCTACTGCGGGCCTGCGCCAGTTAACACATCCGCAGAACGTGTTAAAAAAACGGGAGAAAGTTAACATGAGCGATGATCTTGTGAAGCGGCTGGAATGCTATGCCGACTTGAGTGACGCCGTCTATCACCCGTGGGTTTATAAGGAAGCAGCCGACCGCATCGAGAAGCTGGAGGCGGCGCTGCGAAAGATCGCTGACATTGAACATGAGGATTTGCCAAAGCCTGCTGGAGCCGCAGAAGGCACGTTATGGGTAATCTTGGCTGGATGCGTTGAGGTTGCTGAAAAAGCACTGGAGGGGAAAGATGGTTGACCTTCAAGCGAAGTCCATCGAGATGTGGCGCGAAAAAGTTTGGGAGTTGCATAGCAAGTTGCGCGCTGCGGAAAACCGCATCGAAAAGCTGGAGGCTGCGCTGCGGGATTGCGTGAATGTCTTGGCATGTTTTGAACGTCCAGACTTTTATCAACTTGAGCAAACATCGCCAATAAAACCATATGCTCTTGGCGCATTAGATGTAGCCCGCAAAGCACTGGAGGGGAAAGATGACTGACTACATGCAAATCCTAATGAACATATGCTTCACCGTAGTGACTGGCATCATCATCGTTGGCGGCATTGGCACCATGATCTTTCTGGCTCTGATGTTCTGGAACATGATTGGGGATGAACTCTGATGGGCAAGAGGTCAAGCTTCGAGCGCAGGCCCATGGACTTTTACGCCACCCCTGAGGCGGCTGTACTGCCGTTGCTGCCATATCTCCCGCGCCAGACGAGGTTCTGCGAGCCATGCGCTGGCGATGGAGATCTCATCCGCCATCTAGAGAAGCATGGGCATCAATGCACCCATGCCTTTGATGTAAATTCAGATAAATTTTATCGGGTTAAAGATGCCAGGTTTATGGTTTCATCTGAGTTAGCAGGGGCAGATTACATCATCACAAACCCACCTTGGTCCCGGCATATCTTACACGCCATGATAGATCGGTTTACATCACTAGCTCCGACTTGGCTATTGTTTGATGCTGACTGGGCGTTTACCAAACAATCAACCCCCTACATGGAACGCTGCCGGATGATCGTGGCCGTAGGGCGCGTGAAGTGGATTGCTGATTCCAAATACACCGGCAAAGACAATTGCGCTTGGTACCTGTTTGGTCGAAATGTAGCGATCTATCCAGAAGGCCTTAAACCCGCACCTCCACTCTTTGTGGGCCGCAGATGAAGATCCCCCTCGATGCCCAGGTCACGGCGCTGGAGGAGGCTGTTATAGCCCACCGCAGCTATGTGAACACCGTCAAACGGCTGGTCATCCTCAAGGAGCGCCCCAAGGAAATTCTAGAGGACACAGAGCGTCGTCTCCCATTAATGGAGGCGGCACTAAAAACATTGAAATGGGTGCAGGCAAATCGGGAATTAATTATTCACGTGCATGAAAAGGCCAAAAATAGTTCTTGATTTATGCAGATAGTGCATTTAAAAATGCATTTACCGCACAAATGGAGAGCAAAATGGACCCGACAAATCAAGAAGAATTAATTCGATTAATTGGCGAATTAAAATTAATTCGGGCCGAAATAGCCGACTACCTTGGTATCAAACCGCGCACTCTGTACACATGGCTGAACGGTGAAGTTCGCGTTCCTAAGATGGCGATCATCGCCTTGAAAGTCTTGGCGAAAGAGGTATAGTAGCGAATGAAAGAGGCCCGCCAGCGGCAAACTGGCGAGCCTCGCAACCAACCATGCGGTCGCATCGCACGTTGGGCTTGAACGGATAATTACCGCTTTTCGCCTAAATTGCAATACGACCCGCATAAAATGTAGGTCGCAATTATGTCTTATCGCGCCTTATCATGGGCCGCAAAGCAGGCTCTTCCAGCTTATGAAAAGCTTGTCCTGCTTATGCTTGCAGACAGAGCGGATAGCCATGACAAGTGCTGGCCTTCAGTACCCAAGCTTATGAAGGATTGCGGCATCTCTAGAGCGCAAGTTCAAAAGTGTCGGAAGAAGCTAGAAGAACGTGGGCTTGTCCGCAGAGATGCCCAGACGAGAACCTATGGCCAAACCTCAAACATGTACTATCTGGACTTAAACGTTACAATTGAGCATGAGGTCAGTACCCCCGCCTCCAATAGAGGCCCCCCCGCCTCTAATAGACGCCCAGAACCAGTAACCATTAACCAGTCAGTAGGATCTCTGGCATCCTAGCCAGAGAAGATAGTTAATATAATAATATACTATAAACCACGCGGAACAGGAACATGACAATGGAACTCAGAAGCTACCAACAACGCGCCATCGATGAACTGCGGCAAGCATTGGGTACCGGCAAGCGCAGGCCAGTGGTGCAATCTCCCACCGGCAGCGGCAAGACCGTCATCGCCGCCGCCATCGTGAACATGGCTAGGGGCAAGGACAAGCGGATCATCTTCGCCGTGCCTGCGCTGTCCCTGATCGATCAGACGGTGGACCGGTTCCGGCAGAACGGGATCTTCGAGATCGGCGTGATGCAGGGCCAGCACGAGATGACCGACTATGATCAGCCGGTTCAAGTCTGTTCAGTTCAAACCTTGGCGCGGAGACAACCACCTAAGGCGGATCTGGTCATCATCGATGAATGCCATGTCATGTTCAAGCTTTACGATGATTGGATGAACCGCCCTGAGTGGCAGCATGTCCCGTTCATAGGCTTGACTGCAACGCCTTGGGCGAAGGGCATGGGTGCTCTGGGCCGGTGGGATCACCTCATCATCGGCTCGACCTTGCAGGAACTGATCGAGCTTGGCCATCTGTCGGACTTCCGGTGCTATGCCCCAGCTCACCCTGATCTGGCGGGGGTGAAGACGGTCGCTGGAGATTACGATCTGAAGGGACTGGGCAAGGCCATGGACAAGGCCCCTCTGGTCGCCGACATCGTGACGACATGGCTGGAGCGAGGCGAGAACAGATCTACCATATGCTTCGCCGTGAACCGGGTGCATGCCAAGCACATCCAGAATCAGTTCATCGACGCCGGAGTGAAGGCTGAGTACATGGACGCCTACACCAATCTGGAGGATCGGGGCGACATCGTGCGCCGGTTCAGCGATGGCGACGTTCAGGTGATCTGCAATGTGGGTGTGCTGACGACCGGGTTCGATGCAGATGTCAGGTGCATTATTCTGGCGCGGCCCACTAAGTCTGAGATCTTGTATGTCCAGATGATCGGCAGAGGCCTTAGGACGGCTGATGGCAAGGATATGTGCAAGATCCTCGATCATAGCGATACAACCCTGCGGCTGGGCTTCGTAACCGACATAGGAACGAACAAGCTGCATGACGGGACGGCCAACAGGCAAGTAGCGGACAAGACAGCGCCGCTCCCCAAGGAATGCCCGCAGTGTGCGTTCCTGAAGCCCCGGAAGCTCCGCAAGTGCCCATCATGTGGTTTTGAGGCGGTCGCCAAATCTGAGGTAGAGAACCAGGATGGCGAGCTTCTGGAGCTTACCCGCGACAAGAAGGTGAAAGCTGAGAAGTTCACCATGAGCGAGAAGCAGGACTGGTATAGTCAGCTCTTGTTGCATGCCCATCTGCGTGGGTACAAACCTGGCTGGGCTTATTGGGCTTACAAAGATAAATTCAAGGTGGGTCCAGATCATTCGCTTGATGACCGACCCGCCGCGATGATGAGCTATGAAGTGCAGAATTGGATTACAGCGCGGAACATCCGCAAAGCTAAGTCAAGGGAGAAGGCAGCGTGACTGAGGCGAGGCAGATCGCGAAGGGCCATTGGAAAGATCTTTTGCCTGCGCTGGGGGTGGACGCCAAGTATCTCACCAACAAGCATGGCCCATGCCCTATCTGTGGCGGGGCTGACCGCTTCCGCTGGGATGACCAGCATGGCGAAGGCGGGTTTATCTGCTCGCAATGCGGCGGGGGCGATGGTTTTAGGCTTGCCGGGCGCGTCACTGGGCAGACATTCGCGCAGTTAGCGAGTCAGGTAGAAGAGATGCTTGGCCACAGCAATGACTACCGCGGGCCAACTGGCGACGTTGAGGAGATGCGCCAACGGGAGAAAATGAAAAGCGTCTGGGATGGGTCTAGGACGCCCGCAGTGGGTGGACCCACCGATACCTACTTGGAGGACCGTGTGGGCTGTCTATGGCCTTCTCAGGCGATCCGTGAGGCATTCTGGGGTCAGACTCCGGTCATGGTCTGCAAGATCGTGGATCATGCAGGTGAAAGAGCCGTAAATCTGCATCTGACCATGCTCACTCCCGATGGTCAGAAGGCCAACTTGGACGTAGCAAAGCGGGTGATGAAGGGAAAGCTGCCTGATGGGTGCGCGATCCGGCTGGGTCCAGAGAAGGCTGTGATGGGTGTCGCGGAGGGCATCGAGACCGCCATCAGCGCCGCCATTATGTTCGATATGCCGGTTTGGGCCTGCGTGAATGGCACACTGCTATCGAAATGGATTCCCCCCGCCAAGGCAGAGCAAATAACCATCTTTGGCGACAATGATGGCAACTTCACTGGCCAAGCGAAGGCGTACCATCTCGCAAACAGGCTCGAGGTCCAGCACAAGAGGCGTGTCACCGTGATGATCCCGCCAGTCGCGGATGAGGACTGGAACGATCACCACCACCGCACATGGAGCCAGCCTACGTTTCTGCGGGTTGTGAAATAAAAAAGGCGACACCGGAAGAGTCAGTCCCGGTGCCGCCCCATAAGCGCAACGCACTACCAGAGCGCCTAATGGTGTTTTCTATTCCTTGGCGGGGTGAAGAAGGCCGCGAACAGTATGAACGCGCCAAATAGGGTGAAGTAGAGGACCGCGCCAGCTAATCTGAGCATGTTTCACCCAATGCTTCACGGGCAATCTTCGCCATTTCATCGCTGTATAGGTATGGGTCAGGATGAATTGAGATTTTCCACAGAGCCGCCGCCAGCTTTTCGATGCAGTCAGCAGCCCTGTTTAGATCTGACTTGAGTGGGTCATAGAAGGTTGCCTTAGCTGACTCGCGTAGTTCTTGTGCGATGTTGCTCATTTCCATCTCCCACCCTTAGCGCCACCAATCTTGCCAGCGCGTGACGCCAACTCTGGATCCATGCTGAAGGCCCGTTTGCTTGCGCGCACTGCTTTGCCACCCTTGACCCCGGACTTGGACGCCAGATCCCTGTTGACCGAATAAGCCCGCTTTTCCTTAGGGACAGATTTGCCGCCTTTGGTCGCGATCTCTTTGCGCTTCTCCGGCGTCATACCAGCAAAGCCCCGCTTACTAGGCTTTACAATTTTCCAGTTGGTTCCTTCAGTCTTGTTTGATTCATTAGTCATCGTTTGCTGCCTCCTCAGTTCCGTTCAACAGGTAATTTCCATAGGCCATGTCCAAGAACCTATGAATGGCGCGAATGTGAGCCATGCTAAGGGTGACCATGACGGTTTTGGGTGTCGTAAACTCATCAGACACAATCAGGCCGGTCGCCTCCAACATCAGAAGATTCGGCGCATCAAAGTCATGGGAAAGCGAAACGCTGTCCCCGTCATCGTCAGTTATGGTTATGCTATAGTCGATCATGTCAAACCCCCTTCGCGTTGCACAGAACATCCACTGCTTTATGGATTTCGATATCCAATCGGTCCTTATCACCACTGTTATGGGCAAGCGCGATGGCCTCAAGGGCGGCCAGCATCTCTGGCGCGGCCAGTATGATGCTCAGATTGTTCTCTGTCCTATGGCTCATCACCCGACAGACGGAAACATCCCGGTCTGTGTCCTGCGCTTTGATGTAGATGCTGTTACCCACCCATCTTGTGGTCCATGGTCCCGGCGTATGCGGAAGCCTGTGTGGCACATAGTGTTTCATATTGTCCCCCATTGTTCAGCCATTGCGTCTGCGATCCCTTGATATGTGGTGGATCTGATCTTCCACTGATCTGGTCCCGGAGGAACCCGATTCTGTCCGCTGTTCGTCTGGTTTGCCCAGCGGGGTTTGCCATCGACCATGCGGGGCGCGACAGCACTGGTCGCGACCAACTTGGGCAGATTGGTCAGCCACAAGCATGTGGATTTGCTGGCATCGTGACCAAATTGGTGCGGCTGGATTGTCTGATCTGGCTTGCGCCAGCGCGTTGACAAGCAGCCAATTGGGTTCTCGATAGCGATGCGCGGGATTGGTGCATTCGCCAGCGCAAGCACAAACTTAAGGGCTTCCTCAGTCTGTGCGGCGCGTTCTGGCCTGCGCTTGTTCCAATGCAGTCCAGATGAGGTCAGATAAGTGCAAGGCGGGTGCGCGATCATCAGATCCCAGCCACCACCAATGAAGTCCAGCACATCGCCTCGCTGATGATATGTGGGGTCCGCATCGCACGGCAGAAGGTCACATGACCATGCGTCATGGCCTCTGGCGCGGAAAGAATCCCGTACTGTTCCAGAGTACTCACAAGCGACCAGCACCCTCATCACGCCACCCAATAATAAAAGGGACCAGAACGGTCGCCATTCATCTTGACTGCATACCGGCAAGCGGCGCGCAGGGTGTTAAACAGGCCTGCATGGTCACCTACATGGCGATAACCAGCGTCTTTCGGGCGATAAAGCACTGCATACATGACCAATCCCCCTAGTGATAAGCGGCAAGCAGCCACTGACGGGCGCTTTCCAATGAATAGCAATGCTTGACCTCGCCATGAACCGATACGGCGCGCCAATGATGACGGTCCCGATTCTTGACCTTGATTGGTCCAATGAAGCCCGTGGGATGACCAAAGTAGGTTAGCTGATAGATTCCGTCCGCTTTGGTTAACTGGATTGGGTTGCTGTTTTGGGTTACCATGACCAAGTCTCCGTTGTGGGTGACGACTCATAAGTTATCATATACTTGACCATAGTCAACAGCTAAATTCACAAACGGTCCAATGACCAATGGTCCAGCGGTCCAATGACCAATGACCAATCCAGAAAGGCGAATCCAATGGATGAAATGACCATCTTCTATATTTCCGTTTTCGTGTTTTTCATCTGTCCAGTGGTCATAGTCTTATGCGCTGTGGTCTCTGACCAAATGACCAGATCCAATCCGCCCGAGCCAATAGATGACCAATGGTCATGTCCAGTGGTCCGAACGGTGGTCCGGTCCAATGGTCCAGACCAATGACCAATAGGCGCGCATCATCGAACCTGGGCTTAAAGCCAAGGTCAAGTAATCCCCAGGTTGACGCAAGCCTATAGTCCCGCGCCAATGACGGGCGCGGGTTATGTGGTCCAGTCTTATGGAAAAGCTTTTTCCGTAAGCCTATCGCTGGAGTCGTTTCCGGCGCGATAGCTCGAAAGTAATAGAGTCCATTTCAGCCAATAGCTTAACCACATATGGATCCCTTGTGTCGCGTTCGCGATATATCGGGAGAGTCGCGGCGATATCGGTTAAGGCATGGTTTAATTCGGCAATGGGCTTTCCCTTGGCGCGGGTTTCATACCATGCGAGGGAATAGGGCGCGGGCTCAATTCTCATTTGACGACTCCATGTTAAGCTTGATTGTTAGCGTTACTGGCGACTCATAGGCAAAAAAAAGAGCCGGGGCTTATCCCGACTCCTTTTCGATTAGATGAAACACAAGGCGCACAATCCGCCCACGAAAAGCCAGCACACAAGCGCTGCAATAAGTTCGATTGTCTTTTCCATGTTTGACTCCTTATGCGGCGATAGCATCCGCCTTGCGCTTTTGAACCCCATGGGCGGGGAAACCCACAATAGCGTCACGTTGCAAGGCGCAAAGCCCGCATGATGCGCAAGAAACCTCGTCTCGATATGTGGCGGGACAAACAACAATCTTGCGCCCTTGTGGCGTCGCAAGCTTAACATTGCCGTGAATGGTAGAAGGTAGCACTACGGCAATGGGCGCAATATTGAGCGCCGCTAAATCATCCGCATGGGCGAGATTGTTTGCGCTTAGATTAACCGTGAAACCGTTTTTGTTGGCGCTCGCAATGGCGTCACGGTTAGCCTCATTTGAGAGCGAGTCGTAATGAGTATATGTGAACCCGCGCTTTCCCTTGTTGGCGCGCACAAGCTTTGCCAATGCAATGGAGTCAATGGCGACTCCATCTCCCGGCAAGTCTCCCGCTTGATTGTGACGCCATAAGATTCCCTTGTTGAGTTTGGAGACTTGTTTCGTGAATTCATCCCATGCGACTCCAAGCTTGCGAGTCGTCACCTTTTGCCAAAAGAGATTCAGTGGACCGTTTCCCGCATAGCATCCGCCCTTATTATTGAATGGGCAAGCGGGGGGACAAGTCTCGGCGCTTGTTGTGGAAACGGGAATCGGACCCGTTTTCGCATTGCGCGATATAGCAGTGAGGCTAACGTTATAATCTTGCATTTGATTGACTCCGTGTTCTGTAGTGAGAACGACTCGATTCTTATATGCATTTCCCGCACAATGCAACGTAATATTTTCGCCAGGCTTGTGTAATGAATTTATTACAAAAATAGGGCTTGGCATATGCAGGAAATGCATATAAGAATCAGATCAAGTTAAACGGAAACAACAAACGGAGTCGGACAATGGTTTATCATCTAGCGAAAAATGAAGTCCCGGAGTTTATGCGCGGCGCATATAATGGTAGCAAATTTCGCGCTGAGCCCACCACAAGCGTGACAATTAGATCAGATGCGGGATTGTGGCAAGGCGGGAGTCGTGATTTCTTTTATGCTATCGATCTGAAAACGGGGCGCAAGGTAGCATTGCCGGGACAAGATGGCGCGCCATGGGATGCTAGCCGTGAGACTCGCACAATAGATTTGTGCCCCGGCTATGCAATTGTGGAATCTAGTATCTTTTGTGGAAAGCATATGGGGCTTGTCTTTTATGTTCATCCCGATGATATCGCCCGGCTTATACCTAAAAATAGCGGCGCAGAATTATGTGACGTAGAAAAGCGGGTTCTTCGCATAATTGACGGCTATAAATCTTTTGCGCGCAATGATGAATTTCGCCGCGCTGGAATTGAGCTAGGCGAGGTTGACGCTATCAAAGCCCGACTCATAAGCTTAGGCTTGTTGAATAAGGCGGGAGCGATAACGGTTAAGGGACGCAATGCTTGTGAAGGAGTCCGGCTATGATCAGAACTAGAAAGATTGGCGGGATGCGATTCATATGGATTGGACGACTCGTCATTAGCTTTTGCATAAAGAAAAAGAGGGACTCAAAATGAAATCACAATGGCGCATAATCAAAACAGATAGAAAACAATTTCCTTGGCGCTTGGAAAGCTTGCATCATCTAGATGATGGGGCTTGTACGGGATGGGAAAAGCTATCGGATTACAAGACTCGCAAGGCGGCGATAACTGTAGGAATGCTAATGAGGGAAAGAGGCGAGTCGATATCATGGCCGGGCGGAGCGATTAGAATGGGCTTGGCAATGGTGGAGTCATGTTAGCTTAAACACTAGAATAACCCGCGCCAATAATAGGCTGGAGTCATTGCGACTCCGGCCTTTTCTGTTTTGACGACTCGAGTCGTTTCCTTTGATTCGTCAATAGGTTATTGCGTGAAGCTTGGCCGTGTAACATTAGGCCTGGAGATTGTTAGCAAAATTGTTAGCGTCTGGAATGGTTCTACAGGCTTGTGATATGGTTTCCCTATGGCGCTCAATTGTTGGCGCGGGAACATGGGGATTTCCACAATGGCCGGAAAGAAAGCGCAAAGGGAAGCCAAGCCCTATAGCATGGGACAACTGAGGGAAAGCCTACAAGGCGCATTGCCCGATATCAAAGCCAAAGCCAAAGAGATGAATAGCGTAGTAAGACGCAAGCCATATAGCAAAGAGACTTTCATTAGGGTTTGCGAGCGTATGGCCGGAGGGGAAACGACAAGGGAAGCGCTAGATAATGAGGGATTAGCGCCTAGCACATTTTATCAATGGTTAGAGCGGGAAGATGAAGAAGGGGCTTCTTTGCGGACTCTATTCGCGCACGCACGAGTCATGCTAGCGGAGTCGGCTTTTGGTGAAGCATTACAACGGTCTAGGGCTTTGTTAGACGAGCCGGAGATTGACGCTGCACGTGTTGGCGCGGCGCGTCTGCTAGTCGACACTCTCAAGTGGTATGCGGAACGGCTAAACCCGCGCCAATATGCGATGCAACGAGTCGAACCCATAGCGCAAACGGTGCACAACGTGACAAACAATAACTTGACCATGATTGACGGGGCGAGCTTAGGCGCTGATCAGCGTTCCGCCTTGCGCGCAATGCTCACACAAGCCCGCGACTCCAAACTAATCGAGGGATGAACTAAACTAAACTAAACATAACTAAACTAAATCACGCAACATAACTAAACTAAACTAAACTAAACTAATAGTTTATGCACTTCGTCACCGCTCGGAGACAAAGCTTAACTATGTTTCTGTGGTTTAGTTTTAGTTAGTTGAGGTACCCTGACGGATGCCCACCCTAGGCCGCTGTCCAGAAGAGGCCGGGGGGTCTTAGGTACCAAATCCCCCCAGTGTTAACCCCACCAGTATGCGAATTCGTAATCCCCTCCACGTTAATACCACCATATCTGCGGTTATATACCATATGCCCAAGCTATGTTTCACGTGAAACACACCCCCCCCACTACCCCCGCCCTGTAGGTACCTGCTCTCTATACAGTGCGGCTTAGCGCGCTACCCCAGCGTAGGACATAGGCATACCCCCGGTACTACCCCCCGGTGTTAGGTACCCTTTGGTATGTAGGTGAGATGTTTCACGTGAAACACGTGGTCTTGGCTGTCCGCGCCAGTAGGTATGGTCAATGAGTTGTGGCTAAGCATATGTGTTTCACGTGAAACACTGTTAGTCCTAGTTAGCTGTTAGCCTAACTATGGGTGGGGACCGGCCCCTGCAACAAGTCCGGCCCCCATGCCGAAGAGGGAGCTGCCAAGCAACTCTCCAGCAAAACCAGTATATCCCACTGGCGGGGGTGTTAAAAGTCAAATTTGATGGGCTGGCGGGCCTCCAGCATCTTGATAACCTGGTGCGCACCCAGGATCTCACCGGCCATCCCGGCCATCAATGGGTGTCTACCACACAGATGTTTCACGTGAAACATTTATGGGTTGCTGACCGCCATTTGCCATCCAGCAAAATGTAAGCCGTTTCTGGGTCACGGCCAGAAACCGTTACAATAATTCGGACATCCTTCATTAACCTTTTGGCAAATTTGATTGCTCCGCTCATGTCTGTGCAATTTTTAGGGCATAGAATAAGATGAACCGACTTATCTATAAAATCTGCCTGTACCTCCATGAGAGAACACATGAGTTCCTTGTTAAACAGTTTGTCTGCGAGATCTACCTGATCCATTTGCTCCCCCCTTCAATGTTTCACGTGAAACATTTGGAGTCCGTTGTCCCTTTTTCAGAACACCCATCTTTCGATGTGACCAGCACGGACAAACACTGGCAAGTTAGTTAGCCGCTATGGAGCCATCCCCAATACCCGCTGACCTGTTGGCGCGGCTAAACCAACCGGGCGTTCCTTGGCGCGTTACTCTTCGCCACCCAAATCGTAGTCAGCTACCGTCCGGCCATTGTAGTTCATCACATAGGCCATACCAAAGTCTAATGTTTTTGTCAGGCGACCACCATGAATCAGCGGGCCGGTGGTGTAGTGAAGTTTGCCGCGAATAAGATCGGCGCTAAATGGTTTGTTTAGAGCAATAAGTTCTTCAGAGTTGTCTGTGTACCAAACGCTTTCGGCTTCAATGAGGTGTTCAGTGTTTTTATGGTCGATATGCTTGATGGTAAACATGCTGCTCTCCTACTGCTGCTATGACGGGAGATCCGTCCAAATCACTATAGCAAAATAATCAACCATGAGCTATAGTTATATTGAATAAGGGGGATGCTGATGCGCAAAAATGTTTCTAAACGCCGTTGGAAAGCCCGGCTCCTCATAGGCAAATGGATCCCAGGCATGGTGGTCTATCATTACGGCTTTGACCGCATATATAGTGGAGCACTGGTCCAGCACCCCGAAATGGACTTCTACAGGATCGCCCCCATCCTATGACCACACTTACCCTCGACGGCCAGCAGATTGACATTGAACGCCAGCTTGCAGAGCTGGATCGGGTAGATTGTGAAGAAAGCCTTTACGCATTCCTAAAGCACTCATGGAAATATATTGACGCATCCCCCTTTACCGAGGGCTGGCCCATCGAGGCCATAGCGGAACATCTGCAAGCAGTCGCAGATGGTGAGATTCGCAGGCTTATCATCAACATTCCGCCCCGCATGGGTAAATCGTCCATCACCTCGTGCGCGTTCCCTGCGTGGGTGTGGGCGCAATCTCACACCAGCCCAACCTCTGGCGCGGGCGTACAGTTCCTTCATGCATCATATGCTCAGCAGTTGTCCCTGCGTGATAGCGTCAAATGCCGCCGCCTCATTGAAAGCCCATGGTACCGCAGCCTCTGGGGCGACAGGTTCAAGCTCACTTCAGACCAAAACACCAAGGGGCGCTTTGACAATGACAAAAATGGTTCGCGCCTTAGCACGTCCGTTGGTTCGGCGCTTACTGGCGAAGGCGGATCTATTATTGTGGTCGATGACCCGAATGCCGCTCAAGAAGCATTCTCAGAAGCTACCATCGCATCAACCATCGAATGGTGGGACGGCGCGCTCTCGACCCGCCTCAACGACCCCAAGACTGGCGCGTTTGTTGTCATCCAACAGAGGCTGTCTGAAGAAGACCTGACCGGCCACATCATGTCCAAGGACGAAGGCGAGTGGACCCACCTCTGCTTGCCCATGCGCTACGAATGGCAGCGGCACTCCGTTACCTCTATTGGCTGGAATGACCCCCGTGGCTGTGACGATGAAGGCGAACCCCTTGTTGAAGTAGATGATGACGGCAACCGAGTCGCCATCAACATTGAAGCTCAGATTGAGCTTGAGGAAACCCGCGAAGGTGAACTTCTTTGGCCAGATCGTTTTGGCGAGACCGAAGTCACTATCCTTGAGAAGCAGCTTGGGCCTTGGTCTGCAGCCGGTCAGCTTCAGCAACGCCCGGAACCCAAGGGCGGCGGCATCATAAAGCGTGAGTGGTGGCAGCCGTGGGATTCCCCGCATTTCCCCAATATGGACTTGATCATAGCAACGCTAGACACCGCATACACGACCAAAACCGAGAACGACCCGTCTGCCATGACGGTATGGGGCGTATTTTCAAGTGGAGTTTCTGTTCAATCTCCCAGCCATGCCGGTAACCGCCACGGTGAACGCATGGCCTATGAGCGCCAGTACACGGAAACCGCGCCAAGAGTTATGCTCATGCATGCTTGGCAAGGCCGGTACGAGTTGCACGATCTGGTCCTAAAGGTCTCTGACACATGCCGCAGGCTCAAGGTAGACACGCTGCTCATCGAGAACAAAGCCGCCGGGCATTCGGTTGCCCAAGAAATCCGCCGGATGTACGGGTTTGAGAAGTTTGGCGTCCACATGTTTGATCCAAAGTCTCAAGACAAGCTGGCGCGGTTGTACTCGGTTCAACATTTATTTGCTGAAGGGTTAGTCTTCGCCCCCGCCAGGCAGTGGGCCGAGATGGTCATCACCCAAGTGGGCCAGTTTCCCAAAGGCAAGCACGACGATTTGGTGGATACCGTAAGCATGGCCATGAGGCATCTGCGCGAGACCGGGGCCATCATGCGTGGCGACGAGTTCAAAGCAGAGCTTGAGGATAGCTTGGCCTTTAAGGGCAACAATCAGTGGACGCCGCTCTATCCAGTTTAGCCAAAATCCTGTAAAGTTCTGGGCATTCAGCAGGAAAAACGCATGTCCCAGGTACTCGCCAGCGCAATTGTGGATGTCATTACGCCAAATACGCCTGTCCGTATTGGCAACTTCAGGGTCGAGGTCTGGGGCAAGAAGCCCTATGACTATGTGCGGCACTATGAAATTATGGCGCAATCCGATACTATTGCGGCTCAAGAAGGTATTCGGCGCTTCGTCGCAGAGATGGAAGCCCTTGGCCTTAAAGAGGAATAACTTCTATGCCGATGACCCCCGGTTTGATGCCCAACATCAGGCAAGCTCCACCTGAAGATGAGGCCCTTGGCGGGGAAGACGCTCTTATTGAGATCATCGAGGACGGCGAAGACACCCCTAAATCCGATTCAAGCGGCGCGATCCTTGAAATTGAGCATGCAGACGGCTCGATAACCATTTCCCTCGATGGGAAACCCATTGACGACAACCGTAAAGAGCGCGACGAGACCGATTGGTACCGCAATCTGGTCGATGATGTCGCTGAAGGCAACCTTAACAACATCGCACAAGAGCTTTTGCGCGGCATTCGGGACGATATCCAGAGCCGCAACGATTGGATCGAGGACCGGGCGCAGGGAATCAAGCTGCTTGGCCTCAAAATTGAGATCCCCGGTTTGCAGGGAGCCGCTGACGGGGCTCCGGTGGAGGGCATGTCTAAGGTCCGGCACCCGCTGCTGCTTGAAGCAGTGCTGCGATTCCAAGCAAATGCGCGTTCTGAGCTGCTGCCCACCGATGGGCCGGTCAAAATTCGCAATGACAACAACAACGCGACCCTTGAGAACGACCAGCTAGCCAATGCGTTGGAGAATGACCTTAATCATTACCTGACCGCGACCGCTACTGAGTATTATCCTGACACGGATCGCATGCTTCTTATGCTTGGTTTTGGCGGCACAAGCTTCAAGAAGGTGTATTTCTGCCCGTTGCGCAACCGCCCGGTCTCCGAGAGCGTTGATGCAAACGATTTGATCGTCAACAACGCTGCGACAGACCTACGTAATGCAAAACGCATTACACATCGGTCCTATATGCGTCCTAGCACGGTCAAAAGGCTGCAAATTCTTGGCGTTTACCGGGATATTGATCTATCAACGCCCAAAGAGCCTGATCTTGACAGCGTTCAGCGCGAGAAAAACGCCCAGCAGGGCATTAGCTCGGGGTCCATGAACCCGGATGACCGTGATCGCGAGATCTATGAGGTCTATTGCGAGCTGGATCTGCCGGGTTTTGAGCATAAGCACAAGGGCAAGCCGTCTGGGCTTGAGATTCCCTACATTGTGACCCTCGATGTGTCGTCCAACCAAGTTTTGTCGGTGGTGCGCAACTATGCAGAGGATGATGCAGAGCTTCCGGTCGCTAAGCGTCGGTTTGTTAAGTACACTTTTGTCCCTGGCATGGGCTTCTATGACATTGGCCTGCTCCATATACTTGGCAATACGACGAATGCTATCACGGCAGCGTGGCGGGAACTCCTAGACGCTGGCATGTACAACAATTTCCCCGGTTTCCTTATGGCTGACACCGGAGCCCGGCAGAATACCAACATATTCCGTGTTCCTCCTGGCGGGGGTGCATTGGTCAAGACCAACGGCATGCCCATCAATCAAGCTATCATGCCGCTCCCCTACAAAGAGCCGTCTGGAGCCCTGATGAACCTTGTCGTTCAAATGGCTGAGACTGGCATGCGCGTTGGCGGCACATCTGAAGTTATGGTGACCGAGGGTAAGCCCGATGCGCCCGTGGGCACAACGCTTGCTATGATTGAGCAGGCTCAAAAGGTTCTAAACTCGGTCCACAAGCGCCTCCATGCAGCTCAATCTGAAGAGTTTGAGATGTTGGTTGAGTGCTTCAAGGATCACCCAGAGAGTTTCTGGCAAAAGCGCCGGAAAGCAGCATATCCTTGGGACGAAAAGACATTTTTGGACGCGCTGGACAATTACTATTTTGTTCCGCAGGCGGATCCCAATACCTCAAGCCAAACCCAACGCCTTATGAAAGTGCTGGCGTTGAAACAGTTGGTGGCGTCCAATCCGTCTCTGTATGATCCAATTGCGGTCGATACGGCTGCGTTGCAGGCCCTTGGCTGGTCCAACCCGCAGCAGTTTATGATCCCGCCGTCTGCGCAGGGCAAGCCCCCGCCAGAGCTTATGCAGGCCATGGCTAAGGCCCAGAACGACAAGAGCAACGCTGACGCCCGGATGCTGGATAGCCAGACCCGTGCGCAGGAATCTCAGGCTCGTTTGGAACTTGATCACATGCGGCTCCAGATGGAAATGCAGCGCGATCAAGGTGACCCCGCCAAGATGGCTCAGGTTGATACGCAGCGGATGGAGATCCAGCAGCGCAATCAGGACACCATGTTTGACGCCATCAACCGCAAGCGTGACCGCGAAAGCCGTGAGCGCCTTGCCGCCATTAAGCTTGCTGAAGAAGTCATGCGCAACCCCGATGGGCTTGCTGATGCTCAGCAATTTCTAGATCCTCAAATGCTTCAGCGTCTGGAGGGCAATGAGCCCACTCTGGACGGCACCAAGACTGGAGAACTGTAATGGCTTTTGGTCTTCCCTCCGCAGAACAAATGCGTGATTATTTAATCAGCCAGGGCGTTGATCCGGCTGTAGCGGCTGAACGGGCCAATGTGGCCGCTCGCCAGAATGCTGCGCAGGCAGCTCGCACATCTGCGCTGAGCATTGCGGCTGGCGCTGCTCCGGCCCGTGCGGCTGGCGCGGCTGCTGTAGAAGCTGCCCCGGCAGTTGCCCGTTCTGCCATGGGCATAGGCGAACGAATTGCCGCCGCGCCGCGCACCGCTTGGGAATATTTGACAACGCCTGCTGGCGTGGTTCGCAACCCCACAACTGGCGCTCGAATCCCCACCAGAAACGTAACTACGGGCCGCATGGAGCGGACACCTGATTACTTTCTGCCGGGCCAGCGCGCTGCGCAGGGGACTGCTGGCGGCTTAGCTCTTGGCGCGGGTACTGCTGGTGTTGGCGCGTTGACGGAGCAGCCTGCTGAAGCGCCAAGGCCCATTGATCCAGAAATAAAAACAAGAGATGGGTGGCCTGTTTATTTTACAGGCCCACAATATGATATCAATGATAAAAGTCCGGCTGATTGGAAATACGCTACGCCTGCTGAAGTTCTTGGCTCACGACGCGCCACTGCGTCAGCCATTAATTCAGCTTACGCGCCTGTGGGGGCTGGGGAAGTTCAAGGCCCCCCTGAAATGCAAGGGCCTCCTATGCCCCCGGCTATACAAATTGCAAAACAGCGCATGGCAGCAGCACAAGCAACTGGAGAAGCGGCTCCCGCGCCAATGCGTCGTCCTGAAGAAGGGTTTTTCTCAAACCTTTTCACAAACAGGCCCGCTACCACAAAACAGCTCTTTGAGCAGTCGCAGGCTGATCCTAGTGACTCCGGTGCTTGGATGCGGGCAGAGCGCCAGTATGCCAGAACCCATAAAGATGATCCAAACTTTAATGTGACCAAGCTCAATGAGCAGGGCATGAAACGTGGCGGGGCTGCCAATGCCAAGCCGGACTCGCTTCACAAGGCCCTTGAGATCATCCATCATCTTCTGACCCGCAGTCATTAAGGGCTCAGCCATGAAGCGTCCTACTTCCGTCAGCGAAGCCCTGCGCTTAGCCCGCAAGCGTTACGCTGATGGCGGTAGCCCCTTTTATGACCAGTCCATCTATGACCAGATGATGCGGAGCATAGATGAGCAGCGGAAGAAAAAGCTGCCAGAGATTGAACCTTTGCGCGTAGATAAGCCCGCGCCAAAAGCGGATGCGCCAATAACACCAACTGAAGTAAAGCACGATTTGGGCGGCTATGAGCCTGTCAACTCGCCGGCTATCACACCAATATCTGGCGGCGGTGGCGATGGGTTGCCCGGCTCGTATGGCGGCGGCACATCTACTCCGTTTGGTGGCGCTCCAGCGGGTTCTACGGGGGCATCTGCGCCCGGCGGAACATCGCCCGGCTTCTCGTTTACTGGCGCGCCTATTGGTCAGGTAGACGTATATGATCTCCCATCTCCAGCGCCTGTAGCGCCGCTTGATACAAAGTCCGTTACGACAACATCCGTTGCCCCTACGCCGGGCATGTTTGGTAATGCCTATACGGGACAACCGGCGGCAAGTCCGTTTGGCGCTCTTGTTGGCCCCACCCCTACTGATCCCACTTATGATGTGATGGGCAATGTCGCTATGCCTGGATCAAGGGGACAGATAGGAGCCACACCGGCACCGGCTCCTGCGCCTGCACCCGCTCCCTCTGCATCTCGCGGGACAACGCCGGGCGTCCAACAGCCATCAGTTTTTGCCCCGCCAGCATTTGCAGCGCCAGAACAGCTTGAAGATAACCCAGATTTAACCGGGCCTACATCAGCCGGGGCAGCATTCCAAGCAGCCGATACGGCGGCAAACGTTATGGATGCTGGGCCTGGCCCCGAAGGCGCGCCCGGATCTAGCACAGGCGCACCCGGCGTTGGGGGCACCACTACTGGCGCTAGCGTAGGTGCAAGTGCGCCATCTGCCGCTCCGGCTCAAGGTCTTTCCGTTATGGACCCTGCTGACATGCCGCAAAGCATGATAGACGCAATGAACGCTGCAAATCCTGCACCCCCAACCCCTCCGACTGAGCTTGAGGATGAAGCAGATGAAGGCGATGATGGTGACGATGGCGACGGTGGCGATGACGGCAGTGAAGGCGACGGCGGTGACGGTGGTGATGGTGGAGACGGCGGTGATGGGGGAGATGGCGGCGGTGACGGCGGTGATGGTGGCGGTGGTGGCGATGGCGGTGGCGGTGGAGACGGCGGCGGCGGCGGTGAAAAGCGCGGCGGCTTTGTAGCCAAAACCCCACGTTCCAGTAGAGATAAGATGATAAAGAAAGCTTTAGATGTTTCCACAAACCGGAAACCTAAACCTAGGCCTCAAAAGGGGAAAAGCCGCTCTGTTACTGAGCAAGCTATTATGATAGCTTCTAAATTGGCAAATCGCCAACGGGGACGCCCGTAATCCTGGTACTAGGAGTCGTCATGTCTGAAATGGCAAAACAGGCCCGTGCGGCCATGAAAGCTAAGGCTCAACGCCTTGGCGCGGATCGCCCAACTGAAAAAGTTGATTCATCCACTTGGAGCCCGCCCGAGCTGCTTAATGCAGACGTAAAGACGGGAATGCGCCCCATTTCTCGCCGGGCCTATAAGTCCGGTGGCAAGGTCGAGGGAAGCAAGGCTGTGGCCAACATGGGCAAATCTGTCCGCACTGGCAACAAGCCCATTACTGCTGACTCCCTTGTGAACAAGGACATGAAGGAAGCCAATGAGGAGCGCGAAGGCTACAAGCACATTGGTGGCTTGAAGTCTGGTGGCCGCGCCAAAAAGATGGTTGGCGGACCTATGGCCGGTGCCGCTAAGATGATGCAGCGCGCACAGGCTGTTGGCGATGTCCCCGGCGCTACCATGAACTTCTCGCCCATTAAGAAGGGCGCGCTCTCCCCTCTTCGCGGTATGAAGAAGGGCGGCGCTGCCTCAAGGGAAAAGTATGCAGATGGCGGCATGAAAGCTGAGCAAGGTGTCCCGTTGCCGTCTATAGATGACGCCAGCCCCGCCAAGCAAATGTTTGAAGTTTATGATCGTCATACTGGCGATATTGTCGGTAATTACGGATCATTAAAATCTGCGTCTCGCGCTGTTGACCGCCGCGATAATGAGTATGGCGGCTACCGTTATGGCCATCGTCCGGTTGGTAGAGCGCACGGCGGCAAGACTGAAGGGCATGAGGATATCGCTGCCGACAAGGCGCTCATCAAGAAGATGGTGAAGCCGTCTGCCCGTACCGGCAAGACCATTGGCGGCGCAATGTCGATGTTCAGTCCTCTTGCCATGGGCCTCAACGCTCTTCGTGGCGATGATGATGACGGCAAGAAGAGCGGTGGCCGCGCTAAGCGGGCTACCGGTGGCGGCATCTTCTCCGGCCCCGGCTATCCCGGCAAGGTTCCCGGCGCTACTGGCGGTCGCACTGCTCATGCTCGCGGCGGCAAAGCCAAGGGCAAGACCAACATCAACATCATTATTGGCGCGGGCAAGCCTGCTGGGATGGGCGACATGATGCCCAACCCCATGGGTGGTCCGACCAAGCCTCCGGGCATGGATGGGATGCCTGGTGGCATGCCTATAGCTGTTCCGCCTCCGGGTGGCGCTCCCGGCGCGGCTCCAATGCCAATGCCGATGCCTATCCCAATGCCCGGCCCTGCTGGTCCTGCTGGCCCTCCGGGTATGCCGATGCCCCGCAAGTCTGGTGGTCGCGCAACGTCCTATAAGGACATGACTGCTGGCGCGGGCTCTGGCAAAGGTCGTCTTGAGAAGACCGAGATTGCTGAACGTAGCGCCCGCAAGGTTGGTGGCCGCACCTATAGCTCCTACAAGGATATGGATGCCGGTTCTGGCGGGGGCAAAGGGCGCTTGGAAAAGGCTGAGATTGCCTCTAAAACTGCCCGCATTAAGCCGGGTAACTACTGAGTTTGCACCTAAAGCGCGCTTAGGCTGCAAATTGGGTGGGGATGCGATCCCCCTTCGTATCTCCACCCACCAATCCATCAGGGGAACCGCAGGGGGCGGTCTATGAAGACAACATATCAAGCATACTATCAGTATGAGCTGAAAAAGCTCCTGAATGAGCATATCGAGAGAATTAAAGAAACTCTCGTAAGCTCTTATCAAATCAACGGTTTTGACTTTTCGGGCTACCGACACCATGTAGGTAGAGTCGAAGGACTTCGCACGGCGCTTGAGCTGTGCGATGAGGCGGAAGCCATTGTGAATGGCAAAGAGTAGGGGGAATAAAAATGCCTTTTATGACGATGGAGCATGAGACAGATCCGGCTGAGTCAATACGGACTGAAATGGGGGACATTTCATCAGTTGAAGTGTTTAACAACCAAGTTTTGGTGGCGGTGTACATCCGCCCTCAGAAGACCAAGAGCGGGATCATTTTAACCAGCCAAACAACTGATGAAGATCGATATCAGTCCAAAGTTGGCCTTGTCATTAAAAAAGGTCCGCAGGCTTTTGAAGATGTTTCTGGCCAATGGTTCAGTGGTTTGAACATTGAAGAGGGTGACTGGATTGTTTTCCGCCCGTCTGATGGCTGGAGCATCACGGTCAACAATGTCCTTTGCCGGATGATTGATGATGTGAACATAAAAAGCCGCATTGATCAGCCTGATCGTGTTTGGTGATAGGAGAAACCAATGTCTGGTGATGAAGAACAGATTGAATTTAAGCTGGACGACGCCCCGCCAATAGAGGGGGCCAAGGAAAATGACCCGGAAGTTGAGATTGTTGACGATCCGGTTGAAGTTGAGGCTAAAGCACCTGAAAAGGATGTTGATAAAGCCTTGAAAAAGCTAAATAAAAAGCTTGATGAAGAGCGCAAAGCCCGCATGGACGCCGAAGCTATGGCTAGGCAATCTGCGGAACAAGCTAGAATGGCTCAGAATGAAGCCAGTGACAGCAATATGCACCTTGTGAGTGGTGCAATTGAATCTGTTCGTCGCGATCAGGAAATCTTGAAGTCTAATCTTCGCGATGCCATGGCTATTGGCGACTTTGATAAGGCCGCTGACCTCCAAGAACAGATGACTGCTAACATCACAAACCTTCGCCAGCTTGAGCGTGGGTTTGAAGAGATGAAGCAGCAGCCTCGAATGCAGCCTCAAGCAGCTCCGCAAGGGGAATTGACGGTTGATACGCTTATTGACCGGGTTACCCCGCGATCTGCGGAGTGGCTAAAGAAAAATCGGGATGCTTTGCCAGATGCACGGTCAATTCGTGTGATGGCGCGGGCGCATGAGGATGCGGTTGATTATGGGATTGCTCCTGAATCAGATGCGTACTTCCAGTTTGTAGAGAACAGGCTTGGGATTAACGCCACCCGCAGATCTATCCCTGAGGTCGATGACGTTATGTCCAGTGCAGCATCAAGCAAGCAGAGGCGATCAGCCCCTCCGTCAGCCCCGGTGTCCCGCCAGCCTATTGATTCGCCTAATCATAGGCCGGGGGTCATTACGCTGACTGCCGCAGAGGTGGAGGCCGCTAAAATCAGCGGGATTACGCCTCAAGAGTACTACCGGAACAAGATGCGCGAGAATAATCGCCTGAACTGAGGAGAGTTAAATGACTGATTCTACTGCAAAACGTCGCGGTCGCCCGCCCAGGACAGCTCCGTCTCCCGTAACTGAAGGGCAAGATGCGTCTCTTGAGGCTGTTGATGTCCAAGAAGTAATCTCGGCGCGTCCGCCTATGCGTCCTGCTATGCGCGAAGATGACCCTAGGGCTGCTGCGGCTCGCCGTGCGGCTGAAATTCGCGACCAGTTTGAGAACGTAGACGAGGGTGTGGACGAATTTCGCACCCCGGATGCGCCAGATGGCTGGACCTACGAGTGGAAGCGCCGCACTTTGCTGGGCCAAGAGGATCCTGCGTATCAAGTTGAGCTGGCGCGCATGGGTTGGGAACCTGTTTCTACCAATCGCCATCCTAATATGATGCCAATTCAGGGCAATCACCCTGTAATTGAGCGCAAAGGCATGGTTCTCATGCAGCGCCCGGCGATTATTTCGGACGAGGCGCGGGCAAATGAGTTGAGAAAGGCTCGAAACCAAGTTCGCGTGAAAGAACAACAACTTAACGCTGCACCGGATGGCACTTTGACCCGTGACCATCCCAGCGCTAGGGCTCAAATCAAGAAGGGTTATTCCCCGATTGAGGTTCCCAACGATTAAAATATGTTTCTGGAGGGGGTCGCATTTTGCGGCCCCTTTACATTTGTAGATTATAATTGTAATTTCTCATTTGAAGCCCTCATGGGCTGTTCCCATCCCCCGGCGCGGATGGCTAAACTTTCCCCGGCTTCCGAGTCTCCCCGGCGTGAGATGACGAGCCTCCTGAAAAAGGAGATTCCGTCATGGCGAACACTGCCGCCTATAACGGTTTTCAACAGTACAGTGGCACGGGTTCCGCCCCGACCTATGAGCAGGTCGCGGTCCTTATCTCGTCCAGCAGCACGACTGCTATCTACAACGGTGACCCCGTAGAGCCCGATGCGAACGGCTTCATTGTCCGTGGCACGACTTCTAGCTCGTCCGGCAACACTCAGATCGCTGGCATCTTCATTGGGTGCAAGTATCTCTCGGTGTCGCAGAAGCGCACTGTTTGGTCCAACTACTGGCCCGGCAGCGACAATAGCGGCAATGTCGAGGCGTACATCATCAATGATCCCAATGCCAAGTTCGTGGCTCAGTTTGGCAACGTCAGCGTTGCTCAGAGCTATGTTAACAGCGGCGTCGGTTTCAACATTGGTACCGGCAATGCCAACAGCGGCATTTCTGGCGCTTACCTCGCCACTCTGGCGACTGACAGCTCCATGCCGTTCAAGGTGGTTGCTCTCGTGACCGATCCCCCTGGGGCTAACGGCACGGAATCTGGCGCTTATCAGAGGGCTATCGTCGCCTTCAATAACGTCTCCACCAAGCAGCTCACGGGCGTCTAATAAGGAGTAGGGACTATGGCTGTTAATCTTTCTGCCATTAAAGACCTTCTGCTCCCCGGTCTCCGTGGGGTTGAAGGCAAGTACGAGCAGATCCCGTCGCAGTACGACAAGATCTTCACGAAGCATGATTCCAAGATGGCGCTTGAGCGCACCGCTGAAATGCGTTTCTTGGGTCTCGCTCAGCTCAAGACCGAAGGCGGCCAGACTGCCTTTGATAACGGCGCTGGCGAACGCTACGTCTACAACCAGGAGCA